TCCGAACCAGAAGATCCAATGCAGGCGTTCCAAAAAAACTTTACGGCGGCTTTAGAAGCTGCAGATAAGTTTAGAACAGCAATCAATACAGATCCAGCGGCAGCTGCAGCGGCAGCTGCATCAGGTCAACCAGCAGCAGGAGCAACGTCAGCAAACACAAAACCTGGAGCACAAGTTCCACCTGCATCTCCTGGTGCAAAACCAGGAACTCCAGCAAAACCACAGCAAGTAGCTACTGCATCTGCACCAGGAAATAATACGTTTCTTCCTATTCCAATGGGTCCAAAATCTCCACCTGGGGCAGGATCTTACCACACAGTTGCTTCTGATACTGGAACTGCTGGTGATTTAAGACCACTGTTACCATCTTACATAGGATAATATAATGACAGCATTAAACTATGATTTACAAAAACTAGATATTGTTAGTGTAGATAACAAAGAGTTTAATATCATTGATTTGATGATGGAAATGTCTATTTACGAAAGCATACTATCTCCATTCATGACTGCTTCTCTAGTTTTGGTTGACAGTGGCAGCAATGTAATAGGCAACCTTCCTATTCAAGGTAATGAAACTATAAAAATCGAGTTAAAAACAGCTGACAGAGATACAACATATAACTTTGACTTTAAAGTATATTCTATTAATAATAGAATGGTGAATGGCAAAATACAAGCATATGAACTTAAACTAGTTTCGTATGAAGCATTAGCAAATGAAGCACTGAGAATAGGAAAGAAATATGAAGATTATGGTCATAAAATAGTTTATGATATTATGAAACAGATTATAAAAACAAAAAAAACAATCAATGCTGACGATCCATGTCAGTTTAAGATGAAGTTCATTCCCTCAAACAAAAGACCATTTGAACTGATTTATTCTTTAGCTACAAAATGTGTACCGAAATCATCGGGCAATCCAACTGCCACCAAACCACCCACGATTAGTCTTAACGCAAGTGCATCTAGCACTCCAAGTACTGTAGGGACTAATGCAGGTAAGTTAAAAGGAACAGCTGGATATTTGTTTTTTGAAACATATAATGGATATGTTTTCAAATCAATTGATAAGTTGGCAAGTGGAAATGCTATAGCAACATATTCATACAGTATAACAAATACCGATAAAGAAGAAACAAATACTTCTTTAAAGATTCTTGAGTATTCTTATGATCAAGAACTAGATATTTTTAAAAGAATGAGAATGGGAACTTATTCTAGTTTGATTATATTCTTTAATCCGTCTACAGGAACCTATGAAGAATATGTGTATTCATTGAATGATACATATAAAAACATGACACATATGGGGAGCGCAGAAAAACTTCCTAAAGGGCAACGAGAGTTGGCACAGTATCCAACAAGAATCATGGCACAGTTTATTGATCATGAAACATTTTATAATGATACAGGTACTGCATCGCCAGAAACTAAAGATACATCTGGTTCACCAACACAGTTTCCAGATTGGAAAAAGTATTATCTAGCACAATCTATCGGAAGGATGTCATTATTATCAAATCAAGTGTTAAATATAACTATACCATGTAGTCTTCAAATACATGCTGGAGATAAACTTAATCTGTTGTTACCTAATGTAACATCAGAAAAAGAAAGAAGTGACCAAACATATGATGAAGAACATAGTGGGGTATATTTGATTCAAGATATTTCATACAACTTCAAAAGAGGTAATAGACAAGCGGTGAGTGGGGTGAAGTTGGTTCGTGATTCTTATGGTATGAAAGATAAACCCAGCAAGGTAAAATAAAATGAACATACAACAACATATAAGCAAAGATAAAGAAATCCTTGATGATCCTTTGGCATCTTCTCAAGCTAGACGCCACGCAGAAGAAGAGTTGGACTCGTTGGAAAGATATCATTCAAAACACCCTGAAGATGATCATGATCCATCTCCCCTCGAACTTTATTGTGATGATCATCCAGAAGCTTTGGAATGTAGAGTTTACGATAACTGATAAACCATGATGTTAGAAAATAGTCTACCAACTAACTTTGCGGGAAAAGATGGTTTTTACTGGTGGATCGGACAAGTCGAGAAGCACGATGTAAAAAACTCAAACCGTTTTAAAGTTAGAATTGTAGGTCACCACCTAAGAGATTGTAATGCCGTAGCGATTGATGATTTGCCATGGGCAATCACAATGTTACCTGTTACCACACCTTATAGAACTGGTAACAGTCAGGGTGGTAGTGCTAACCTTCGTCTAGGTGATTGGGTAGTTGGATTCTTTATGGATGGTGCTGATGGACAGCAACCAGTTATTATGGGATCCATTGGAGCAACCGCAAACGCAACTAAACAGAAACCACCAACTGATCCCAACCCAGGGGGATGTAAATCATTTACTACATATCTTCCCAGTGATCACGTACCTCCATTAGACGAACCAAACAAAAAAGCAAAAGATAAAAATAAAAACCTAGCAGGAACTCACACGGCATCTGGAAGTAATGCCATCGCATCCGAAGCGTTGCTCGCTAGATGTGGAGACAGAAGTGCCGCTAATCCTTTTGGCACAAAGTTCTGCGTTTCATTATCTGATGGAGGTAAATGTGATAACTCAGCATCCAGTAAGTTTGAGCGCATTTTAAGCGAACTGATGCTTGCAGTTCAAGATTCAGGTGGACAACTAGGATCTTATTTGATTAACAAATATACTGGTGGACTTTATAGTTATGTTGATCAGGCACAGGGAGCAGTCAATAAGATCTTTGCTATTTGCAAATCATTATTGGCTCGTTTAAAAGGAGAGTTAGTCAAACTTATTAGAAAAGGTGTTGATGCTTTATTACAAGCAATACTCACCCCAAAAAGTGGCGGACTCAAAAAAGTTGTTGAGTTTTTGAAGAAACAACTAGAGAAGATTGGGTGTACAATCGATGGTTTACTTGAAAGACTATTCAAGTTTCTCACGGATCTTATTATGGGATATGTGATGAACATTATCAACGCTGCTTTTTGTCAAGTAGAAAACTTTTTAAATACGTTGATCGGTGAACTACAAAGCATGATGAATAGTGCTCTGCAAGCTGTTTTAGGACCACTGCAATCTATACTTGGTGCGATTGCTGCTCCGTTGAATCTAGTGGGGCAGGCAATGTCATTTGTTATGAACTTACTCGGAATAACATGTACTGGTCTGTCGGGATGCAATAAGGAAAAAGAAAGTTGTACTGATGGCAAGAAGAAAAAGAAAAACTTCTTAGATGATTTGTTAGCGCAGATTGAGGATGGTGAACTTGCTGGACCTTCATATTGCGAGGATGCTTTAAAGAATCCACCTCCAGCAGAAACTGATGTTGTGTTTATTGGTGGAACTCCAGCACCAGATCCAATAACAGGTGAAACTCCTGGTGCAGACCCCATAACTACACCACCACCAGCAGCAACTTACACGATTGCTCCCAGTGTATACACAGTAGCAGAAGGTGGCACAGTAACCTATACTATATCAACTACTCAAATAGCAGACAACACAACGCTATATTATAACTTCGAACTGAACAACAATAATAATATAACTAGTCAGATTTCTGGACCAACATTAACATCAACAGGAGTTGGATCAGTTAATATTTCTAGTAATACTGCCACGATAACTATTACTATTGTGGATGATACTGCAGATGAAGAAGTAGATACTTTAAGAATCAACCTAGAAGATAAAGATAGAACATATATTGCTGCTACAGCTGATGTTACTATTCAAGCATCTGATCCTGCTCCAACCACATATCCTCCAGTAGATGCCATTGTAAACTCAACTTTAGATATGATTATTGGTGGATCATCTTCTGCTTCTCCTGTTATTTTTACTCCTGGAGGAACTCCTAGTGTAAGTTCTTGGTCTGTGACAAGTAATGGTGGGATAGGTTTACCAGTGGATTTCGATGGTTCTGCCACCGTAGTAGCAAACATATTTGTTTCACCAGCATCTGTTCTGCCAACATATGCTATTACTGCTGATAAGACAATAGTTTTAGAAGGAGAAACAATCACATTTACTATTAATACTACTAACGTACCAGATAATACAATCTTAAACTTTACTATGTTTGGTGTAAATATCACTGCATCTGATTTTTATACTAACTCCACGACTGGATATTTTTATATCAATAACGGTATTGCTGTTGTTCCTATTGTTATAGCGCAAGATACTCAACTGGAAGGACTTGAAAACTGCACCTTTGCACTTGATGGAACTGGTGCTTCTATTGAGTTTTATATTAAAGCAGATCCAGCTGTAAACAAGAAAGATAATATCACACCAGCTTTTGAACCTCCCACCTCATGTCCAGCACAAGTTGATGCTTCTGGAAAAATATTAAGCATTGATATTTGTAAGATTGGTAATCCTTATCTTGATCCACCTACAGTTGTGATTAGTGGCAGTGGATTTGGTGCTGCTGCCGTAGCAGAACTTGATGATGATGGATATGTGGCAAGAGTTGATATCTTAAGACCAGGATTGGGATATCAAACAAATGATAATGGAAACCGCTGTATTTTAACTAACATTATACCAATATCTGTAGGATTTAACTTTGCCAGTATTCCTACTGTATACATAGATGGAGATTCAAGTGTTGCTAAGGCAAAAATTAATGGCAATGGTCAAGTGATTGGTTTCGAAATCATAGATAAAGCAAAGGTTTATTCTGCATATCCAACAGTAGAAATCTTTGGGGAAGGCACAGGTGCAACAGCTATTGCAAAAATAGATTGCTATCCAGATGAAACGATTACTGATATCAAACTTGGTCTTGCTGGTAAGCAAACTGGCAGTTACATCGATTGTCCATAGAGGTAGAAAATGGCAAACACATACACTAGTACTAAAAATTCTTTAAATAATGGAACACAAATACCTGGCGCTGGTACTAAAACAGGATCTGAATGTGGATTTACTTTAGCAGAAAATCCTGCATATTGTTCTGCCACTAAAGTTAATGGTGTGACTGAAATCAAAACCAAAGATCCAGTGACAGGCGCAGTATTATATCAAATCATTACTGATACTGGAGCACACTTTGGCATTGGTGAAGATGGTTCGATTGAGATGTATAGTGTTTGTTCTCCTGCGGATAATAAAGAAGCTGGTCAGTTTAAGCAATTTTGCGATGGCAAATATATTTTAAAGATTGGCAAGGAAATGCACATTATTGTAGAAAATAAGGCTGCATTTGAAAATCCAATGTCAATCGAAGTTTATGGAAATGTAAATATCAAAGCAACTGGAGGAAATCTTAATCTAGGTGGCGATAACATAAGTATTAATGCGGGGGATGTATGCACAATCAATGCTGGCAGAACACTACAGTTAAATGCTGGTGTTGGTGGGGCTGCTGGTGCTGTTGGAGCAATAAGTGGTCTGATTAAAGGAGTAGATACTGGTATTGCTGGAGGTAAAGTAGAAATCAATGCGGGAGATTTTACTGTTAAATCTAGCGCCAGAAAAAATCAAGTTAATGTTATTTACGATGAGATTTCTTCAGAAAGAACACTGGAGATGAGAGATCCCAGAGGAACTTTTGGCATCAGCTCCTTAGGTCACATGGAGGTCAAAGTTTCTGGTGACATGGTTGAAAAGATTGGTGGTAAAAAATTAACTAGAGTTGCTGGCGCCGTCATGGCAGTTCCTCATCCAGAAGCACCAAAAGCAGAAACTTGGAAGATTGATATTGGACAGGCAAGCACAGCGAAAACGGATATCAAAGTTGATGCAAGAAAAGGCGATGTAAAAATGAATGTTACTACTGGTGCTTTTGATTTAAAGACCACTGAGTATATTAAAATCAATAGCACCTCTGGTGGTTTTTTGCAGTTATCTGATCAAGATTCTGGCATCAAAGCAATGAAAAATTTAGTGCTTAGGGCAAGCACACTAGTACAGGTGGGGGTTACTTCATCAAACTATGCACAATGGGATAGTAAAGGTGTAACTTACACCGCACCATCTATCATGCTTAACTGATAGCGATTTCAAAATCGACTTTCAAAATACAAATTAGCCCGAAAAAATTTCGGGGTAATTTTTAGTAAAAAAAGTTGAGAGGTTGACAGACTAGAGTTTGGACACTATAATAGCAATGTGGGCGTTTCAAGAGGTTGAGTCTCATGAATCTTATAAATCCTTCTGAGAAGGCACTTGACAAGATTACGGTTGACCTGTATAATAATAAGGTAATCGTTCATGGATCAGAAGAAACTACCCTTACTTTCAGATGTTCTTCTGTAACTGAAATGATTAACTTAATGCAAGAGTGCAAAAGAATCTTGAAAACTGATAATATCATCATTAGATGATTTTTTTGGGAGCATGGTGGAATCGGTAGACACACCAGACTTAAAATCTGTTGGGCATATGCCCGTGGGAGTTCAAGTCTCCCTGCTCCTATTTCCACTAAATATATTGTAGTGGAAATGTTATGAAATACACACTATCTCAAGCATATGTCTTCCACATGGGGCAAGTTGTGAGAATGTATTTCATACAAAATCTTCCATATACGTTTGATGAACTACCACAAATAATCCAAGATCATCCATCAGTTCAAACTGAAGCATTATCTCATCAAGATTATGATGACGAGGATATGTGGAAAGTATCAAACTATTTGATTATGGAAGAAATGCATCCGTTGATGTTTGACCTAGAAGTAGAAAATCCTGAGTTATTGCCTAAAGATGATTGACACTTTTTGTGAATATTTTGAAGGAACTTTTCAAAATAAAATACAAGCAATGTGCCAACCCACAAAGTTTGCTATGATTGAGTTGGTCCATACTTCTTACGGTAAACATAAATTTCGTTGTATTCAACGTTATTACATTGATAAACTAGAGTATCGTAATAGGATCCTTTTTGTTTATGAACAAGATTTTAAAATCTTTATAAAAAACTTTAATGAAAAAAATCCAGAAACTGGAGAATTGACATATTTAAAAGGATGTGATACAATATTTGAGAAGATAGGCAATGAGTTTCACGGCAAAAATCTTTGTAAGACCTGCTATGTGAATTGGTCGGAGAAACAAACCTATCTACAAACAGAAAGTGTCCTTGGAAATGGTTATTATCGTGTAATCGACCGAGGATATGATCTAAATACTGACGAACATATCTGGGGATCATTTAATGGTTCTTTTGAGTTCGTCAAATCGCCCTTGTAGCTCAGTGGTAGAGCAGCGGTTTTGTAAACCGCTGGTCGTCTGTTCAAATCAGATCGGGGGCTTTCCGTGTGAAGGAAGTGGAGTAAGCCTGGGGTACGCCTCAGGTTTTTTCTTATAAATAACTCAGAAGAAATATCCATATCGCGGGTTACTGAGAAGATGCCATTAACCAGACTAGATAATCTACTTTCAAGTAAGACTGGAAAATATTTGTATGTTTCACCTGATGACTTTAATGCTAGTGATGCATTAGACAACAGAGGAAACTCACCAACTAGACCTTTTGTAACTATTCAAAGAGCATTTTTAGAGACGGCTCGTTATTCTTATGTTCCTGGTTCTGATAATGATCGTTTTGACCAGTTTACGATTCTTCTAGCCCCTGGTACTCACTATGTAGATAACCGCCCTGGTGATGCAGATGCTTCTACTGTTTCTGCGTTTAACTATGCAAATGGAGAGTGGACAGATAACTCTATTCTAGATCTATCTAATGCTAACAACATTCTTCGTAAGTTTAACTCTGTAGAAGGTGGTTGTATTATTCCAAGAGGTACATCTCTTGTAGGTACAGACCTTCGTAGAACACAGGTGCGTCCTCTTTATGTACCTGACCCTGCAGATAAGGATATTGGCAGAACTTCCATTTTCCAAGTAACAGGTGGATGTTACTTCTGGCAGTTTACTATTCTTGATGGTGACTTAACACCAAATAACCCACTTTATGACGCCACTGCTGGTGTAGGTAAGGTATATTCACAACCAGACGGTACGGTTCTTTCGATACCAGAATATTCTCACCATAAGATTACTAACTTTGTTTTTGCTAGAAAAGAAGATCTTGGTGCTTTATATCAAAAGGTAGCAAAAGCATTTAGCAACTACCAACCAACTATTGATGATCCTAACGAGTTTCAGTTTAGAATTCAAGAAAATAGAATCGTTGGTCCTCTTTCCGATTCTATTACTATTGAAAAGATTATTCCAACTAATATTACTACAGGTGCATTTTCAGGAACTTGTGATATTACTGTAACTACCAAAATCAATCACGGTTTCTTCACGGGTCAGTATGTCGCTATCACTGGATTAAATGCTGGTCAGGATAAGTTAAACGGTGTATTCAAAGTAAAATCTATTAGTGGTACTGATTTAAAAGAGTTTACTTATAATGTACCTTTTAGTGCTGCTGGTCTTGGATTGACTAGTGGTGCAACATATACCGAATCTTCGCTGATTAAGCTAAGCAAACCAGGAACTACTGCTTCTGTGCAAGCAGAAGTAGATAGCGTAGAATCAGCATCTCCATACGTCTTTAACGTTTCTATTCGTTCAACTTGGGGTATTTGTGGTATCTGGGCAGATGGTTCTAGAGCCACTGGTTTTAAATCTATGGTTATTGCCCAGTATACGGGCGTTTCGCTACAGAAAGATGACCGTTCTTTCATTCGTTATGATGAGTTTACAAACACTTGGAATCAAGCAAATTTACAAGATGCTTTCTCAACAACTCCATACCATATTGATGGTACTGCATATTGGAAGGATGATTGGAGAAACTTCCACGTTAGAGCATCAGAAGATTCTTTCATTCAGTGCGTTTCGATTTTCGCGGTAGGTTTTGCTGATCACTTCCTTATGGAGTCTGGTGGTGATATGTCTATCACCAACTCAAACTCTAACTTTGGTAATACTTCACTTCATACCATTGGTTATAAAGGATTTGCATTCAATCAAGATAAAGGTGGATACATTACTCATATCATTCCACCTAAGAAACTTATTGATTCAACACCAGAGCTTAAGAACTACTATACTCTTAATGTTCCATTATCTAATGACGCTCCAAATAATACCAAGTTGTACTATGGTATTGATAATGCTAGTGATCCAACTGATCGTCCAGCAGCATCTATTGAAGGATTTAAACTGGGTGCAAAAGCAGGGGAAAAGTTATATGTAAAACTTGACGCTATTTCTGGAGAATCTGGTAAGCAAATCAAAAGTGCATTAGTAACGCCTAATGGTGTTAAAAAGTGGACAACATCTTTATCAACTCTGTCTCCTAGTGGGTTGTTCACAGCAGATGAAAATAGGTTACAAGATGCTGCTAACTTAATCGATTCTAATAAAGCATTTATTCAAGCGGAAGCATTTGGATACGTTCTTAAAAAGTATCCTGCTTTACAAAATATTCCATATGTTAATCCTAATATTACCACCGAAACTGGTAGATATAGAGATGCAAGTAATCTGATTAAAGCAAATCGCACTGAGATTATTGAGAGAGCGTTCTTAGAGATTGCTGTTCAATATGATGAAGCATCTTGGGGAATTAATTGGGTTGTTCCTGGCGATTTAGTCAACCAACAAGTTGGCAGATATTTTGATGCTTATCGTCTCATTCAAAAAAATAGAAATATTATTGTTGAGACTGCATATGCTACCGTAGTAGCAAATCCTCCATCACCACCACCTGCAAACTTGCTTGCTAAATGTAAGAGAGATATTGGTATTTTTGTCGATGCTGTTTCGATGGATGTTGGTTCAGCGGGTGGAAACAGATATACTCGTAAGTTTGTACAGCAGTATTTCACTGCTAATACGACTCTTCTTACAAATGGTCTTGCTGGTGAAATAACTCAATCAATCACTGCATTCAATAAAGCTAGAGATGCTATCAAATCAGCAATCACAAACACTCTTGCTTCGTTCTCTGGAGTGGTTACATCATCTCCTGCTGGCGGAACATGGGTAGATGGCAGTACTGGTTCTCAGAGCGTTTATACAGACCTTACTATTTCTTCTGGTCCTTCTACTTATGGTGGTGGTGGTGCAAATATTGCAAATAATAATCCTGCCGCTTGTGCGGACGTTAGAAGTGCAGTAGACACGCTTGCTACTATCGTTTCAACAACTCTAACTGCAGTTGATCTTGCTACATTACCAGCAGAAACAACTGGAACTGTTGATAACGCAGGCGAAGTTAAGTGCAAGCGTGATATTGGACTTATTGTAGATGCGATGGTTTCTGACTTGTATAATGGTGGAAATGCAGCAATCGTTGATGCAACTAAGCTATATTTTGACGGTGCTGGTGTTCCTATTTCTAATGGTTTAGTTGGGGAAACAACTCAATCAGTCATTGCTTTCAATAAAGCTCGTGATTGGATGAAGAAAGCTTTAACAAATCAACTTTTTGTTAAAGACACTACAATCACTGCTGATCCAGTAACAGGTTCAAACTTAAGTGAAAACTCATGTGCTAATGTGAGAGCAACAGTAGACAGTCTGATTTCTATACTTACCAGCGCAGTATCTAGCGGTAATATTTCTTCTGTACCTGTAAGAGATCCTGGTGCCTGGTCATCGGTTGGAGAGACAAGTAAGTGTAAGCGTGATATTGGTTATGTTGTTGAAGCGATTGCAGCTGATCTTCGTTTAGGTGGAAACGTCAATGTTGTTAATGCAGCGGAATCATATTATGTTGGTACAACATTAGATTATATCAACAACGAGAAGACAGAAACTCTGGATGCATACAACTATGTGAGAGATTTATGTATCGCCGCAATGAGAAACTGGAGTTTTACTATTCAAAATGCAACTATTGTAAATGGATCTCCAATTGTTACTGTTGGAAGTACAGGCGGCGCTGGTGTTGTTATGGGTATGTCAGTTAGCGGGACTGGTATTCCTGCTGGTACATATGTCAAGAAGATTTTAAACTCAACGACTTTCCAACTAGGAACAGAAGATAGTTTCTTAGATACTGGTTCTACTGTTAATGCTACAGCAAGTTCTTCTACTGTAACTTTAACTTTAACATTAACTAGTGGTATTTGGGCAGACACTTCATACATTCAACCAATAACAGATTCTTCAATTACTACTGACACAAACTATCCAGAATGTGCAAATGTTGCCACTGCAATCACTACGGCGTTTATAACAATCTCAACTATTATTAATAGTGGTGTAGGTACTGTTCCAGTTTCTTCACCTACTTTAAATACTTCTGCTCTTGCAAACAGAGCAACATTATTTAAGTTAACAGAAATCACCACATCAAACACAAATCCACATAACTTAGAAACAGCTACTCCCGTAAGACTTGTTCCTAGAGGATTAAATGATAGCGTTGATAAAAGATTGATTAGGTTACCAAAGGGATTTGATACTAATACAAAGTATTATGTAATCGCTCCTGGTAGAAATACAGAACCATTTGACTTTTCTTCATATACAACATTTGATGGATCTACCACTTCTCAGCAAACATTGATGCTTGCTACTAGTGAAGAAAATGCAAATGCTGGTATTTACATTTATTCATCAGAAACAGAATCTATTGATCCAAACGTTGTTATTGAGGTTCATCAATATGTACAAGATTTAAACTATGATCTTTTCAAATACAAAGTAAATCTTGTACCAGGAAACAATGAGGTATTTACAACTACTGGACCTCATTCATTTGATAAGCAAGCTGCAAACACCACACCCCAAAGAGTTTTCTTTAGAACAGGCGTAGATATTTCTGGATCAACACTTCCAACGAGATCACAAACATCTGGTGGTGGAACATTACCAACTGATATTGAATATTATGTTCGTTATATTCCACCAGTTCCAGGGACATTAGAAGAAAGAAACACGAAATTTACTATTCACACATCACACATTGACGCTATCAATGGTAATTCTGCGGTTCAGTTTAGTGCTGCTGGTACACAGTTTTATGTATTTTCTAACAAAAGAAGAACTCCAGTTAGATTTGATGCCGAAGCTACAACACAAGATACTGCAGGTAATAAAGGTTCTTGGTTTATCCAAACTTCAGCAACAAATAATGAAATTTTAGAGAGATTAAAGTTATCGGTTTATGCTGATATTACTGGAAAATCTAGAACAACTGATACGTGGTTCTATCGTATTGCTGATGATCGTGACAACTCAGATAAAGTTTATCGCATCAGATATGTTATACCAAAAGAGGGTAACTATAGAGATCCTATCAATGGATTTGTTCTTAAACTAAAAACGGACGATACAAGGAGATTATTACCTCAACGAATCGTCCTTAGACCAGTTGGAGCTGCCGATTCTTTTGCAAATATTGTTAAAAATGGAGAGAGACTAGGTTTAACAACTACCGAACAAAAGAATGGTAGTGCATATAATACTGCAAATCCTAACTTTATCAGTCAATATGATCCATACAAAGATCCTTATGTAGCAGAAACTGACAGTAAGATTAGTTTTTCCATTCAATCAGCTAAAAAAATCAATGTTTCTGGATCGAATTATTTACAACTAACAGTTTTTGACGTTGGTGTTATTGATCCTGCTTTAAAAACTTCATTGTTCTCTACTATCAAAGTTAGTTCCCCACAAGGAGGAACTGGTAACTTTATTGTAAACAGTACGATTACTTGGGCAGGATCAGGATATGCCTCTGCAAATACTGGATCTGCAACCGTACATGCATGGTTCCCGACACATAATTATTTGATTCTTAAAAATATTTCTGGATCTTTAGGTTACAGTGCTTTCTCAAATACAACCTTTACACAAGGTTCTGTAACTGCTATTATGCAGGAAGAGAAAGATGGTGGTCGTTCTAATAAGAAAAACTTCTTATATACGGTAGATGGCGCAAATGTCTACACATTAACCCCTGGCGATACGATTACATTGCCATCCACGTCTGGTGGTAATGCACAATATAGAATCGATAGTGTATCTGATATAGATGATCTTGAAAATACTTATTATGTTTATAAATCAGAAACTATTCGTAAGAGAATCAAAGGACAGCAAGATGGTATCTATTACTTAACTGCTATTCGTGGTGATATTAGACCATATCCTGTTGGATCTGGTATTGGAGAAAACTTTAGAAACTTCAAGTTTTCGCAACCAGTTTCTAGAATCTATCCTCTATCTCAAAAGAATGATCCATTGTGGTTCCAGATTACTGATAGTGTAACAAACCAAGATAACCCCTCTAGAAATACTACACTTCTTGATCCACCAGCAACTGTGTCGAGTGCTGACAACTATGTACATGGATATGTTACGGTTAATGATGCTAAGAGAAGTTTAACTAAAGAAGCAGTTGTCGATCTCATAGCAGATCCTGGTGCAGGTTCGCATATTTTTACGGGAAATAATGCTCTTACTGCAAAAGAAGGCGGAGCTTCTGCTGGATCAGAGATAAGAAAGATTCCTATTTCTGGAGCATCTGATTATCCTACGGAACAAAAACTATATGTAGAATTTCGCAGACCATCTATTGCTCGTTCAGGTAACCATACATTTGAGTATCTTGGGTTTGGTCCTGGTAACTATTCAACTGGTTTCCCTGTTCGCCAACAAGTTGTTCTTACAGATAAGCAAGATTTCTATGCTCAAGCAAAACGCCAAGATGCTGGTATTGTCCTCTATACTGGTTTAAACTCCAGTGGTGATCTTTATATTGGTAATCGCAAAATCAACGCTATCACAGGCGAAGAAACGTTCCTAGACGCACCTATTACTGATGAAGAGGATGAGGATGTAGGAATCAGTAATGTTCTTGTAACTACATTTGATGATCCTGTAACTTTCAATAATACAGTTACATTTAACTATAATCAAGTTATTCCTCCAACTCTTCCTGTTGTATCTCTCAACGTTCCTATTCTGATTTCTTCAGATACAACAAATACTTCAGGTGCTATTATTAAACCACCTCTTACTATTATTAACTACAGTTCTCCTGCTGGATCAGATGCAAATGATCCTAAAGGAAATGGTATTGGCGACATGACCTTGGGTAATAATATTTTTACCTTTGGCGTTTGGGACCTCAATGTTCGTGGTTCTCAGGATTATAGGATTAGAACTGCAACGAACAACTATACACCAGTACAGATTGGTGATTATGGATCTAACTCTGCCAGAGGTGCTGCTGGATTCTTCAATACATCTCAACGAATCATCTCATCAAATAGTAACTGGGGAACTAATCCACCTAGATCTGGTGAGATTTTATTCAAGGGCGAAAAGGTCACCTACGGTGGTTCTTTGGGATGGATCTTTGCCAATGATTATGAAACTAAGAGTACAACGGGTGCCACTCCACAAGTTGTAAGCGTTAAAACATTCAACACATATTCTATTATTAGAGTTAACTTTGGTGACACTCTTGCTAACCTTGGTATTAGATCCGATTCTCAAATCAGAATCACTGGATCTTCAAACACAGCGATTAACTCACCTACATCTTGGTCTATCCCTACTACTAATGTCATTATTGCTGCTGATGCTAATAATGGTACGGCGATTAATGAACCAGGATATCCAGGAGCAACTTCTACCTACTTATATTTGTATATTGCTCCAAATATCGGAACAACTACAGTTACACAATCTGCTTCTTCATTAGGATTAACTTTCCAAGTTTCAAATAATCTTTGGAAAGAGTTTGGAGTTATTGGTTCGGAATCAATAAGAACTAAGACATCTGCATTTGGTGATTATAAAGTAGGTATTAATACTCTTGCAAGAGCAACTGATACTGCATATCAAAGTTCATATATTACTGCTGAAACAGAACCAAGAGCAAATCTAGATGTAGTTGGTAATGCATTTGTCAGCGGCAAAACAGTTTCTGTGTCAATCAACTCTTCTGGAGTTTCGACAAAAACGGAGAGTTCTCAGGATAGTGCTCTCATAGTTGGTGGTGACAGTGCTACTCCAACTAACGCAGCAACTCTTCGTGTTGCTACAACAAATAGTGGTAGAGTTGGTATCAATGCTACTAATGCACAACTAGATCGAGCATTAGTTGTAGTTGGAACTGGTAGAATTACAGGTGATTTAAAGATGGAGGCAGATGCCGAAATCAACGGTGGAGATTTAACTTCAACTTCTTCTACATTCAACCTTCTCAACAACTCCAGTAGCCCTACAACTACGTTAAATCTTGGTGGATATGTTACAACTGCTAATGTTTTCAATACCACCACTTCAGCACAAACGATTAATGTTGGCACTGCAGTAACTGCAGCAGGCACTTTAAATGTACACACTGCATCTATTAATTCCACAGTTAATGTTGGCACCGTAGGCAACTCTAATAATACATATCAATCATTGATTACTTTAGGTGGAGCATTTGCTAATCCTTCATCTAGTATTTTAAGAGTCAAAAACTATCAAAATATTTTTGATGGTAACTTACAAATCAATGGTGGCGAAACTGTAGTAGTAAACGGTGTATCTAGAACTAGAGCAACTATTAACTCTAGTGCTAACTTAGTTAATATGTTTACTGAGTCTGGTGCCGTAAGTACATTGAAGATTGGTACTTTTGCAACTGATCTTACTTTAGGTGGCGTTGCTGGTACAACTACGATTCAAAATAATCTAGTCGTTAAAGCAGCATCTCAATCATTCAGTAGTTTGACTATGAATGGCGGATACTTGAGTGCTTCCGCTACAGTAGCAAGAGGAGCGTTAGGATCTACTCCTTCTGTTCATTCTAGCGGAACAAGTCAGATTCTTAATGTTGACTATTATCGTTTTATACCTGATATTGACGGATCACTAAATGTAACTTCCGTTTCTGGTAATACATTTAATGTTATTAGCAACACACAATACTTCCAAAATAATCAGATTGTTTGTTTCCCAATCGTTTCTGGAACTACAGGTATTACTCAAACATCATATGATGCAAGTGGAGATCCTTCTGGTCCATTCTACTATGTTGTTAATGCTACGGCAAATAACTTCCAAGTAAGTCTAACTAATGGTGGACCTGCAGTTACACTTGGCGGAACGTTTGTACAAGTTACAGCAACTCTAAGATACACTACAGTTTACAGTGATGGATTCTCCTCTTGGAATGCAACATCCACAACTCTTCCAATCAATAACCCCAAAGGCATTGGTACTAATGAATATCTACTGATTGATAATGAAATTGTTAAGACCACCAACTTCCCAACGTCTACATCTCCATTTACGGTTTCTGTTATTAGGGGAGTGGATGGCACAACTGCAGCAGTACACGTTTCTGATAGTGTTATCTATAAGTTGGAAAAAACACCAACTGCAAGTTACCTAACACCTAACTACGTTCCAGCTTCAACTATTACAAAAACTGGTACATCACAGATTTCAATCAATGCTAATACAAACCAGTTTACTACAACTGGAACCGATTTACTAACAACATATGTTGTTCAGTTTAGCAATCTGGGTGGATTAACTGGAATCAATACTACTAGCAAGTATTTTATTGTAAACCTATCTTCTACAGGGACTACTCAAACATTCCAGCTGTCGCCAACTTATCCAGATTTAACTCCTATTGACCTTGATGGAACTGTCACATCTGCTACGTCATTTACGATTGATTCTACGAAGATTAATCTTGCTGAGTTTGGTGGAAGTTTCAATGTTCGTGATTATTTGAGAATCGATGGTACTAACGTAGCGGGAACGGGACAATCTGAATATGTAAGAATCACAGCTACTCCTACTGGAGACACTAAGAAGTTCTCTATTAATAATGGAGCACCAGCTCCAGTTGTTGTATTCTCGGTTGATAGTATTACTGGTGACACTACTATTGCGGGCAGCACTAGTTTTGGTAAATCTCTCACGATTAATGGATCTACTGTATGTGGAACTGAACTATTTACTGTTACGGATGGATCTGCTTCCCCAGTCACTAGATTCTCGATTGACAGTTGTGATGGTGATACGATTATCGGTGGATCAACTGCTGGAGGTTCTCTAACAATAGGTGATGATTTTATAATCAAAAATGGTATATTGGGTGGCACTACATACTTCTCCGTAGATGCTCAGACTGGTAACACTGTAATCGGTAACGGAAACAGTGGTACATTGAAGATTGAGGGCAATACTAGTTCGACTGATACGACAACTGGTGCATTGGTTGTTGATGGAGGCGCTGGTGTTGCAGAAAATCTAAATGTAGGTGGTGATGTAACTTTATCTGGTGGTGATTTAACGGTTAACTCTAGTACCACTAAGAGATTTAAAGTTAATAACACTGGTGCCATTGATATGGGAGGCATTGATGGTTACTTCACATCTAGTGGTGGTAGAAGAACCCTATATATTTCGGCTAGCAACACAGCATCAACACCTTTAATATCTAACATCAACTATTTGATTTCTGCTGGCGCCGATTTGATTCTTTTCTTGCCAACATCTCCACAAACAGGAGATATTATTAGATTTGTTGACGTGGGTAGTAACTTGACTTATAATAGAAGTCTTATTATTCGTGCTCAAAGTGGTCATAAAGTTGAAGGTGATGCAAATGGAACAAAAGCGGGTGGATTAACTACAGCGTATTCTGGTGGTGGTGAACTGATTGTTCAAACAAGAAATGCTGGTTTTGGTCTAGTATATGCAGGATCCACTGATTCTAGTGGAGCTATTATTCCAGCCTCTAGTCAAGGTTGGTGGTTAATGGAACTATAATTTTTCTAACATGGGATACTACAACTCTTTAAAAACTTTAAAATCAGCGGCTATTGGCACTATCATGCCTTGGGCTGGTGATACTGCTAGTAGCAAGACGGGATATGAAAATCAGGGTGATTTTGGTGTTCCTCGTGGATGGATAGTATGCAACGGAGCTTCATATTCTGCTAATGAACTTCCTCTTTTAGCACAGGTTATAGGAACCACTTACGGTGGAACTATTAATGGTTCTTTTCCAAATTATAATGCTTTGGATAGTTTTTTAGTTCCTAACTTAACTGGAAAACATATGGCAGACTATAGTACTTCATATATTACTGGAGTAACTGGGTTACCATCATCTGATAGTGAAGCACAGACAGCAATAACCAGTAAAATGGGAGCAAACACTGATTCTGGGATATCCAATAGTTATACTTCTAATGCCAATCTAACATTTACTCTTACTCCCTCAAATAATATGGTTGGTAAAACTACTGGACAAACAGCAGATGACCCGACATATTTTAAACTTTATTATACTGTTTCTCGTAAGTTAGGGCAAAGACATACACCTGGGCATGATCATGGCAACTCATATCCTTCTATTCAAGGAACGGGTGTTCTAGCAGAACTTTACGAAACACCAACACCGAATACTGAAGGAAACGGTAAAAGAGTCACGGGATATCGAGGTAATAACCAGGCAGAAGGTGGATCGCCAGATGTCGGCGGGTCTTTAAGATTTTCTGTTTTTGAAGATAACACAGAATCTCACATCGTAACTGATCAACCTAGAAGTTTTGGCGCAAACACTATTTGTAGTCACCCATTTAGCGGTGGATATATTCCTTTAAAATCGGATAAATATCCATATACACGAAATCAAACAGGACAATATAAAAACTTCAGTTCAAATCTACCGCATCCTAACTTTTCGTTTGATTCCAACGTAACATATGCAACTACCTTTAATCATAACTTTGATCAATGGGCTAATAATCCTCTTCCTGGTGGACATAACCACGGGGTTTTTGATATTACTATGAACAAGTCTGGTTTAAAACCACCAAAAACTATCTATCATAATAATGTTTCCACACATAATGTATCACCACAGAATGTTCCTAATGCTGTGTCTATGACAGTTGATGTCAATACTCCATCCATGAATATGTTGTACATCATCAAAGCTTTTTAACCATGGCAGTTTTATATTCGTTCGAAAAAGGAAAACTAGGAGGTGGATCTGGGTTCATCTATGTTTATGCTAGAACGATGACTAGTTCCGATCCAGATGATCCATCTAACGTAGATACTATACCAGCTGGATTTTTAAAATGTGACGGCACAATCTACCAAGCTGCATTATTCCCTGCTTTAGCTGGTGTTCTTGGTGTTGGAACAGAAAATAGATACAGGAGCGGTCCTACTGGAACGTCTGTTACATTAACACCAAATCAGTTTCGTGTTCCTGATTTGGGAGCAAAAGTTATACGAGCATCTCAAACAAATATTGGTGAAATATTGAATGGATCTGTAGAAAACGCAAGTGGCACACTTCTTTCTAAAGCTGGGGTTGGTGCTTTGATTAGTAACAATGTAGACGGGGAGGTAGATATTGGATTTAGTGGAAACTTTAAAGTTCCTTCTTTAGTAGTTGATATGTCTGGTAATCCAGGGTGGACTACAGATTCTACTGTTACTAGTGAAGGAATAACAAATGTTCAACTACACCCACATGCTCACTATTCAACAACAGTCAGATTACGTGAAGCAGATAATCTTTCTATTTCCGTTGCAACATACAGAAACTCTCACACAACAGTCTTTTGTACTGCTATAACTACTGGGGGTTATAATCAGGCTGTTCCCTGGGGAACATATACTGATTATTTTAGTGGACAAATAATCACATCAAACTCAAAATTCTATACAGTTACAACTTCTGGGTGGGGTGGATGGGTTGCACCTAATCATAGCAGTGGATCTGCTGCGGCGCAAGCAGCACCAACAACTTCTAATAGTTATGGAGTATTTGGTACAGTTCCAGCTGGAACTGGATGTTGGCCCCAACCTGGCGCAACAGTTCCTGGTGGTTCATCTGCTTATTGTAATCCATCTCAACCAGCAGTTTTCTTATACACTTCTCCTAATAATATTTCTACGGCAACTGCTAATTTTGATACTAACAAACAACAACCTATTGTTGTTGCAGGTAGAAACTTAGATGTTGTCACGGAAGATGGCGGTAATGATACTCAGACAGAACATAATCATCCTATTTTCAAATCACCTGGAATCTTTCATCAAAGTGAACCAACTGGACAGTTGCATGATTTTAAGTGTAATCTAGGAAATCTTATTAATTTTTCTGGAACAGTTACTAATAATAGTGCAAATATTACGGGTGTTACTAACACAACTGGTCTTGCAGCTGGTCAACCTATTGTTACAATAACTAAAGGTATTAGATGTTCTGGCGGAAATACTATAAGTAATATTTCTGGATCTACAGTAACCCTTTCTTCAAACTTATACATTTTATCTGGTGCTAGTTCTCAATCTAGTGTGGTTTTTAAAGCAGTGACATTCACCGAGATCCTTCCTGATGGATTAAATGCAAACGTAAAGTTAACTACTTCCAACGCAGTAAAATTTGATGATATATCTTCGCCATTTATATTAGTACAATATTTAATAAAAACGTAAAATGGTATATTACACTAAAATAACTGGATCGTCTGGTGCTGCTATTGGCACAATTGTTGCTATAGCAAAAAATAATGGTACATTTACCATGGCAGATTATCCTGGATATTTACTGTGTGATGGAACACAATATAATGTGGCGCAATATCCAGCTCTAGCTAAAGTGTTATCATCTCATTATGATAATAGTGCTACTGCTGTCAGTCTTCTTACTGCATCTTTAACAAACTGGACGGGATCTACTAGTACAAGTATGGGAACTTTCAAGGTTCCTGATTATAGAGGAAAAAAACTTGTAGGCGTTGGTGGTGTTAGTGGAGTTGGATCTGTATCCGCCCCAGTTTCTAAAAATAGATTTAATCAATCTGGTGGTACTTCTGATGAAGTTGGCGCTATGGGTGGGCAATGGGTTATGAATGAAACTAGACAGGGCGCAGAATATGTTGTGGGGTCAGTGACTGTTTCTGGTTATGCTTTAGTTCAAGGAACTATTACTACATCTATGTCTGGTAATACTAGTTACAGAATAGGACCATTAGATGAAGAAGTGTTGAGAAAAGCACCAGAACACGGTCATATTTTGCTTACATCACAACCAGATCCTACTGCTACTGCGGAAAAAGTTACGGGTGGATCGGCTGCACAAGCGGGTGGATTATATGCTGGTGAACATGCCGATGACACCAATGGATATATTTACCCCTGGGATCCTGGTGATTTGCAATCACATTCCCACAAAATTTCAGAAATCAATCATAATCAACAAAAACCTAAAGATGCAACTTATGATTTTAATGCATCTCCAACAAGTAATATAAATTTAGGAGCAAATGGTTCAGGTAATGCATTTTATAACAACTCTGCAGGAGCTAGTGGTGCAGTAGCTATTAGTAGTTCTAATGCTTTTGATTATATCGATAAATATGTTACTGCTGCAGATACGGGCATTACATTAACCGATGGTAACTTTGTTTTAACAGCAGCAACACCTATTTCAATGGTAGCCGCACTTTCTCCAGTTTCTGATATTCCTTTGTTGATGGCATTTTTCAGAGTAAACTACATCATCAAAGCATATTGACAAAATTTTGATTCTGCGGTAAAATACAAACAATGCACCAGTGACTTATGGAAACACCTATAAAACCACCTGAGTTAATGGATGGTGATTACAAAGATTTTATTGCTGTTTGGGAAAATTTTCTTCCTAAAGTTCTATGTGTAGATATTATTAATGCATTTGAAAAATGGTCTCTTACTGCATTAATGAATCCTTCAATGAATGATGAAGTGATGGATTGTGTTCGTGAAAATATTCACATGGGCAGCAATCAGTTTGAAAATAAAAATCTAGGCAGACAAGATAAAGCAGTTTTTATTAACTCGATCGATAAAGGATTGACACGAGAAATCAATCAATATCTTGCCGCTTGTTTGAAAGATTATACAAATCATTATGGGCAACTAGCAACTATTCCTTTGGTTAGTTGGGATATTAAAGCTCAAAAAACAGAATCGGGTGGTGGATACCATGTTTGGCATTATGAAAGTTCTTCTCCAGATTCTGCTCTGAGAGAACTTGTCTGGGCGATTTATCTTAATGATATTGAAGATGATGAAGGAGAAACAGAGTTTTTATATCAAAAACGCAGGATTAAACCATCAGTAGGTACAGTTGTTATTTGGCCAGCTGGTATGACACATGTACATAGAGGTAATCCAGTTTATACCAGACCTAAATATATTTTGACTGGATGGTTCCTTAAACGCCCTGTATAAAAATGACAGAAGTAAATATTTTATTATCGGCATATCTTGATACTCGTCAAGTAGTAAAAAATGGACAATCAATGTCCATTGATGTAGATATTTGGCAAGAACATGTTCTTGATAAAATTCCAGAAATCTGGAATAGTGAATATGATCAACTAGAAACATTTGTGTATGCTAGTGATGGGTCATATAGGTGTAAAAAATTAAAGAGAGTGCCAGATAAAGACAATCCAGGTGAATATATTTGGAAGATTTATACATGGTATGAACTACCAGAACTTGATGCCAAAGAAGTTTATAAGATTTTTAGATCTGGATGGGAAAGACAAGTTGAGGTAAACTTTGAAAAAGAACAAAAGCAGTTAGAAGAAGGTTATAAATCTTACGAAGCTACATTAGCTGAAAATGTTTACCAGTATAGAAGTATTATTCTATCACATTCTGATTGGATGTTTACTACTGATTCTCAAGTTTCAGAAAAAACTAAGAATATGTGGTTAAAATATCGCCAAGCATTGAGAGATGTTCCTCAGAAGAATGTAGAAGTAAAAGATAAACTAGATTGGTTATTTCCAGTCGATCCAGATATGTATTTAAGTAAAGAAAAAGAACTTACTGAAACATTTGCAAGTGGTGATGAAGAAAAAATTGCTGAAGCAAATGCATATTTAGAGAAAGTAGGATATGCTCCTGGTACTGCATACTTAGAAGATCCTAAAAATCATTACGTCAAATATAGATATCTGAGGGGATTGTATGATTGTGCTGCGGGATTGACCAAAAGTTATCAAGAGTTAATGGGTATTTTGCCAGCATCATCTCCAGAATAATATTATTATATTGTTATGATTTATAAAATGCCGTTGTTGGAAAAACCTTTAGTTGACAATATTCTAAACTTCTATGATTTTTGTGAGTTTAGAGATGGTAAATCTACAGGATCTCCTGATAAAGCATGGAAATATAATGAAGAGTTGTATGATCCTATTCACACTCCAACATTAGTTAAGTTTGTTTCTGACAAAGTTACTAAATGTGAGTATATACTACAAAAGTTTCTGGCGTATAAGTTTACTGATCCAGTATTTTTACGTTATAATAAAGATATGCATTATAGAGTACATAATGATTTTTATGTACAAAATAATGATACTAGAACTGATTATAGTATGACTATTTTTCTGAATGATCCAGAAGAATATGAAGGAGGAGAACTGGTTATTAGCGTAGGAACGGAAGAAATCCGCTGCAAAGAACCAGCAGGACATGCTGTAATATATCAAACTGGTCTTCAGCACCGAGTTGAACCTATTATTTCTGGATCTAGAAAAGTTTGTATTATGTGGTTTGAATCTCTGATTAATAATCCACAAATCAGAGAAGCAGTTGGTGATTTGTGGTCTATTTTAAAACAATCTATGGATAATCCAGAAGAATATCCATTAAGAAAGGAACAAATACTGCAGATTGAAAGTGTTCGATTTAATTTGATTAGAAGTTATGGAAACGTTAGTATCAAAAGGCAAAATAACTGATGTGCTGGTTTTTGACCATGTACTCAGTGAAGAAGATTTTATGTGTGTCTATAGACATTTATGCTTTAGTTCAAAGTGGTCGTTTGGATCTCATAGTCAAAGACCTGATGTTGGGGAAGATAACCAACAAATCATTAGGTTGAACTCTTATAGTGGTATTCGCAGTCATTATGATCCTTTTGTTACTCCATTTTGGAGAATGGAACTTTCTGAGGAAAAGTTTTTTAATACTTATTTGATGGATAAGATTAGAAAACTTGTACAACATGATTTTGAAATAGAAATGATCTATGCAAATGGACAAACTTATGGGCAGTCGGGATCTTTTCACCAAGATCATCATGAAGGACATACCTTTTTGCTATATAGTAATAGTCATTGGGACGTAGAATGGGGTGGTAATACAGTGTTTATGGATGAGGATAATGTACTAAAATACATTCCTCCTATTCCAAACAGAGCAGTGTATTTTCCTGGCACTATTTTACATTACGCAGAATCTCCAACTAGGAGATATAGTGGATTAAGAATGACAGTAGCATTCAAACTATTTAAGAAAAAGTCATGATAGTCGCAGATGGTAACTTTCTTTTAGAAGATACAGAAGACAATGCAGATGTTGTTAACAACATTTGTGCTCACGCAAAAGAACAAAATAAAATAGTTCTTTTTTGTAGAATGGATGGAATCTTAAACGAAGAAGATCAAACTAAAACTGCACCTGCTCTTGATTATTTCAATCAACTTTTAGAAGAACCCCTAAAAGAAATCTTAATCGATAACAAATGTGCTATAATGTATTTTGCAAATCCATTAGATGCTCAACAATACGCAGAAACGTATTTTTATAGAAAGAACGATATTCTGGATACACCAGAAAAATACGTTTACAACTGTATTGCTGCCCCAGATGGAGCAGTATACTATGAAAATATAACTTCCTCTAAATGCGAGGGAGCACCGCTTAAGGTTACTGACATTTATACTGAAGAAGAACTCTTATCATATGAAACCAACACCCAACTTTTCCGTAATAGATGATTATATAACTCTTGATACGGTAGATCGTTTAAAGAAAGAATGTATTTCTATCAATAAATGTAAAAACGGCGAAAGAAATTTTTGGTATTCTTTTGATCGAGAACCAAAAAATATTATAGAAAAATATATTGCTGAAACTGTAAAAAACTTTGAGTATACTGGTGAGTCTACTGGAGCAGAATGGTGGACTAGAGTTTTTTACGAACCTTTTGAAGATCATGGATTTCATATAGATCTTGATGTTTCTTTAATGGATAAAGAAAAGATCTGTAGAACACCTGAGTGGTCTTTTGTCAGTTATCTGTCTTGGGATGGCGGTCCTACAGTTATAACAAACTCATCAAAATATGAAAATACTGATGTGTTTGAATATTATCCGAGTACTCCAACTGTTGTTTGGTTAAGTAATCCAAAACCAGGAAAGATTATATGCTGGACTAAACCTTATATTCATGGAGTATTTGGCGGACCTCATTTTTATGGTCCTAGAGTAACACTAATGTTTAATCTTTGGAAAGAAAAACCACTGGACCCAGAATGTTCAATATATATTTTACCACACCAAATAGAAAACACTTCTGTGGAGTTTTCTAATCTTTCTATATCAACAATACCAGTCATTAAAGGCAATCAACCAACAGATTTAAAAATCAAAGGAGACAGAAATATGGTTACTGTCAACTTGTGCGAAGGATTACCCGCTGGTGGAACATACATGATCATTACATAGGAGTTACAATGCAACAAGCTGAGATTTTACCATTTTATCCAACAGTTGTTTATCATGGAAGAATGGAAGGACACGAACAATATAAACAGATTGTTTTGTCTGATAAAAATATAGAAAAACATGGATTTTCTCATTATGATCCAGATCCAACTTTGACTGAAAGGCAAAAATCATCAGTTACTGGAGAATATAGAGGCAAAATCTTTTTACATCATGATCCGATTTTTGAAGAGATGTTTAAAGAAATCACGGCACACATTCTTGTATACTTGGATGGTGCAATGAAAGTTAAAACGGAGTTGTTTGACTTCTACATTATGAAATCTTGGTATTCTATTCTAGAACCACATCAAGATATGTCTTTTCATAAACATGGATCTTCTGATATTTCATTCGTATACTATCCTCAAGTAGATGAAACTACTTACCCCATCTGGTTTTCTTCAAGAGATGAAAACTGGGATGGTAGACACAATGAGTTGTTTCCTGGGATGTTTGATGGAAATGTTGATGGTAAAAACTTTTTAAAAGATTACAACTATTTGACTTCACCCGCAAATGCGGTAAAACCAGATGAAGGAAGTTTATTACTATTTCCTAGTAGAATAGGTCACGCAGTATTTCCTGATAAAGTTGGTTTGGTTGCTGCAGATACTAGGATTAGTATTGCAGGTGACATTAAAATAGTTTTAAACAAAAATGTCATAAACTATGAGTCTGGTTTACTTCACTTTAATCATTGGAGAAAGTTTGTATGAAGTATGGAATATCTCACAAATTTGAAGATTTTTGGTATGTAATCAGTCGTTCTGATTATCAACCTCCAATCGAAGCAGTTAGAAAAGGATTGCATATTGCTGTCACGATCAATGATGTTCCAGTTGGGTGTGGTAGATTAATACCATATCCAAATAAAAATGGACAAGTGAATGATTATGCTTTAGGAAACATTTATCTCTTAGATTTATTCAGACGTGGAAATAGACATGGGATTGACATGTTTCGTGTGGGATTTAATAAATGGGTTAGTGACTTAGGTAAAGATGTAAGCGTATTTGGTACAGTTGGTAAAGATAGATATGGTCAGATACTAAAAAGATATTATGCAATCTTCGGAGGTAGGGAAGTTACTGATTCATATCGTGAATATTTGAAAACAGAACTAGGTTTTGAACCTGCTTCTGATCAAATTTTGTTGAGTTTGGATCTAGAAAACGCCCGCGTGACCGAGGAGCTTGACAAGGGTTGACACTTGTGCTACAGTGTTTAGGTACTAAACAGGACACCCATGAAAGGCATCATTGATTACGGCGACGACGGCGTGGTTCCCATGATGGAGTCTGATGAGGTTGAGAACGTTATTGAGAACATCCTTGAATATGTAGAAGAACGCTTTGACGTTCTTGATAAAAAAGGCAACCGTGATGCTGACATTTTGGCACTCTGTCAAGAGTTTATGGAATGGGGCACCGCAGAACAAGGCGATGACCTTTCTTACTTTACCTGCCCTACCTTTGAATAATCCTATATAAAATACAAAGGATAGACCGATGACCACGCCAAACTGGCAGCACCATTCTAAGAAAGAAGCAAAACGCACCCTGAAACCTCAGGCGATGCGTCAGTCTAAAGCGCGTAAACAAGCACTCAAACGTAAACTGGAGGTGATTCGATGACTCATTATGATAAACTTATTGATTCCATTATCGATGAGATGTATTATCTTTGGAAAGAAACTTGGGAGTGGGATGATGCTGCCTCTAAAGAAACAGCACACCGTATTCTTCAACATGTAGAAGAATTTCAATCTAATCGCATCTTACCAACTACAGACACATCTGTATATACACAGTGGAGAGCATCTGACTGATGGCATTAGCACAACAAGTAACAGATTCACTTGATGAAGCATCATCAGCACTGCGTAATGCACTAGCATTTGCAGCACGACAAGAACGACCAGTAGTATGTAATACTATTTCTGAGATTCTGTGTCGTATTGATCAACTTAAATCATTTGATGGTATTCTAGATAAACTTGATGAGATTAAAAAAGATGGTCCTTTTAAAAATAAATAGAGCATTATTATGCGAAGTTCCAGTTAAAACAACTCCTGAGAATGTTAAAGAGGCAAACCGAGGGTTGTTTAACTGCACTATGACACTTCCTGCTGCTGCAAAGCATTGTGGAATGACACAAAAAGAAATGAAGCTCACGTTTTTTGAATATCTTAAGTATCATCCACCCACCTATCAGTAAGACTTATCGGTTGACCCCTTGACATCTGATGTCTGAGGGGTTATAGTGTATTCGTACTCAATCAAACACACAAATGGCAGGCGGTATTCAACCAGGCACAGTCGCTACTGATGCTCACGCTCGTAAACTAGATGGTCAGTGTAAGAAACTAAAAAAATCTTTGTATGAAGAACTGAATCAGGTCTATCCAGATCTGGTTATGCAGAGAAAACTCACTAAAAACCAGATTCCTGGTGGTAAAGGTGCTTGTGAACCTGATGGCGGCGCTTGGTTCTACAGGGGTCTTTTAATCGCTGTCTTCGAAGGCAAGAAACAACAGAACAAAGGTAACGCTGTCGAACGTTGGTTCAAGAACAACTTTATCTGCCGTAAGATAAATCCTAATGTCAGTTATGTAACATTCTGTATAGGAGAAGGCGCATATGACGACGGGCAGATTGGTAAAGCATTGAACGTTGCTCACCTTGAAGGTGGTTTTGATCGTTATAATCCTGGTGATAATAGTGCTTTTCTTCGTACAGATGGGTTTACAGAAGATCAGTTGTATGCTATCATGAAGGAGGTTATCACTGAGCGTATTCATAATGTCTAAGATCAAACCATTATTCATGTGGGCAGGTGGTAAAACCAAAGTCCTAAAGTATCAACTACCATATCTTCCTAACGCTATTGATATTCCATCATATAGTGAACCATTTTTTGGTGGTGGTGCTATGTTCTTGCATATCATGCAGAAATATAATCCCGAACACGCATATATTAATGATATTAACGATAGTATCATGAATATTTACCGATCGGTAAAAAAAGATCCAGAAGCGTTTTGTAACGTTGTGGATATCTTTCAAGCAAAATACATTCGTTTGTCTAAAGAAGACAGGAAGAAGTATTTCTTTGAGGTGCGCCATGCACACGCATACGACTATAATGTGTGGGATAAACCATTTGAAGCAGCAGTGTTATACTTCCTGATGAAGACGGGGTTCAATGGTATTTGGCAAATCAATAAGAATACTAACGATAGATATGGTACTCCTGCTGGGTTGTTGAATCAGACTGATGTTGTCTACGATAAAGACAATGTTATGGCGTGGAGTCAACTGCTGCAGAAAGTAAACATCCTGTCAGGAGATTATATTGATTGTCCTACAGCAGCATTTACTTATTTTGATCCGCCATATCGTGATAGTTTCACTAAATATGGTACGACTTGGGATGATGCTGCAACTGAAAAACTGATTGAACATGCTAAATCAGTTGACGGTCATGTGATGTTGTGCAATCGCTGTGATGGTTCTACATTCTTTGATGATCGTAAAGGTAATCTAAATCTCGTTCGTTTTCCTGTAACATATACAGCAGGACGTAAAGAGAAAACTAGCACAGGATATGCTGCCAAACCTGCTACAGAGATTTTATTATATTCCTAATGTTTTGAGGTAACATGAATGAACCTAATGAAAAAATTACTGTCAATATGGATGGTGGTGTCGGTGGATCATGGAAGGTACACAAAATGAGTCGATTTGAAAAGAACCCAGACGAAATTGTGCTGGAAGATGTTAAGATGTT